TCCTTTGGATCTTCATTGGTTGTTGGATTGCTACCGACGTCGGCTACTTTACCGACAAGGTTCATGTTTGACTGGTCGTATGCCATTATTTTTTCATTTTGCCTGCTGGTTTAGCTGCGCTGCGCTTGGTAGCATACGCTATCGCCACCGCTTGTTTGACAGGTTTGCCTGCTTTTACTTCAGCGCGGACATTTTCTCGAAATGCTTTAGGACTAGCTGATTTTTTTAACGGCATGGTTATTTGCCTTTCTTAGCAGTTTTAGCTGAATCTTTAAAATCTTTGGCAGTTGGCGCACCTTTACTACCCACTTTGCGCATTTTTTCTTTAGATCCTGCTTCTATTCTTGCACGTTTAGCGTGAATATTAGCATATAGTCCAGGTTTAGTCGCCATTAGCAGTTCCAATTCTTTAAAGATGCTTTAGCGCGGGGGGCGTCGCCTTTAGCGTGTTTAACTACACCAGACATTCTAGCGCAAAACGATGCTTTTCTACCAGCATCTGCTTTTGTTTTCGGATTCGGTGCAGGTGCTTTCAAATTACTGTTGTTTTTTGCATTGTACTCGGCGCGCCCTTTGGCGGTCATCCCCGCACCCTTATCAGTTGGGTTATAGTTCTTACCCTTACCCGTGGTCGTGCGTGGTATCGGTTTGCTTTGTTTAGTAGCCATTATGACCCCATCCAAGAGTTAGAGACTGCACCTTGATTCTGGTACGTATTCTTTCGGATTATACCCTTATATTCCCGATGTGCAACAGGAAACGCAAAAGTCAATGCAATAGCGTCGGCTGCGTCAGGTGACGCTAGCCCTCTTGATCTCATATCCTTCTTCGATTCCAAGAAGATGCTCCCCTTGCTATCAGGCTTCATCATGGGCGAGATCAGATCACTTTTCAAGTACCGATCCGTAGGCACGCTGGCTGACTTGAGCCATTCTCGCATATCGCCCCACATCTCTGCCCGTTTGTTACCATACATCATACTGTTCTTTGCTTTGTTTCCGAAGTTAACACCTTTGATCTTATAGCGTTGCTCTTTTAGCCGATCTACTACACCAGCTCCTAGCCCACCTTCGTCGATGTTGACTAGCGTTGGCTGATATTCCTCGATGGCCTCAATCACCCGCCCAACTGTTTCCATTGTATCGTCACCTTTGTGCCGCTTGATGGCTATTACATCCCGCCCTTGCCGAACAGCGATGACGGTTGAGTCCGAACCAAACCGTGCAGGGTCAACCCCAATGATGATGGGCGCAGTATTGTCCTTGTACTTTTCCCGTTGCATAGCTTCTTCGACTGTGTTGACGCTGATGAACTGATCATCGGACGCGTTCGGGAACATACCGTACACTTCGACGTGGGCTTGCACCGAGTCCGAACCGTACTCAGCGATGATCTGTTCATAGACGTTCTTGTCTGTACCTTCGACTTGGCGTGAGTCGATGTTGCGGTTTTTCCAAAACTCTCGCTTGGAGTGGAACGCTTCATAAAAATATCCACTATTCCGTCGTGGGTTGCTAAACGCCATCCAAAACCTGTTGGGCGTGTTCTCTGTGAAGAACCCAGATGTCACCGCCCAGATAGAATCATCAATACCCGACGCCTCATCGAATATAACCATTACCCCGTCGTAGTTGTGAACCCCCGCGTAAGCATCAGGATTCTCCGCCGACCATAGCCGTCCTTCAACACCCCAATATCTTGTGCCTTTTTTCAAATCACGCTCGACTAGCTCAGTCAACCATTTGGCTGGCATCACTCTGGTAGCTGACACTTCAAACCAATGACTGTTGATTGACATACTAAGCCACTTAGTTATTTCCGCCCAAGTGACGCTGCGGAGCTGCGATTCCGAGTTAGCCGACACGATGACGGTTGCGCCTATTCTAGTCGATAACATCCAATGCTCTAGCCATGACACCAAGGCCGATTTACCAATTCCACGCCCAGACGCTACCGCTTCTCGCAGTACATCAAAGTCCAGCTTGCCTTGGTTTTGCTTAATATGTTCAGCAATGTCCAGTAAGATCTCACGTTGCCACTTGCGTGGCCCTGTAAAATTCTCTAGCGGCGTACCCTGTTGCGCCCACGGGTAACAATACATCACAAACGCTAGCGGATTGTCCTTGATTGCAGGACTCCACAGGCGTGACATTAACTCTTGTTCGTCTTGCGCTGAGTAGATGGTGGATTGCATTTATGCGACTTTTTGTTTCAGTTGCATTGGTGCGAGTTCGGGGGTGGACTCGCCATCCACTTGTTTGAACACGCCTTCGATGACGCGCTGTTGCGCTTGTTCGAGTGCGGCTGTGATCGAGATGCGCTGCTCAACATCTATTGACAGTTGTTGTTTAGCTACCCAGCCATGCTGGTGCTTTAAGATTTCTAGCGCAGCTTTAGCGTCGCCATCGGCGGCGGCTTTGTGCAGTATTGCTGATAACTCCATCTCGCCATCGGCTTTGCCTTTTTGTTCAGCGTACTCGGCAATAGGATCTAGTTGCGTGAGCTGTCGGTATTCGGTAGGGCGCATCCCAGCCGCTAAGGCTAATGTGTCGCCTTTGAGTCCTAACTTGGCAGCATCGTATATGCGTTGCAATCTAGCCTCGGTAGCCTCTAGCTTGCGTGGCTCATACACATAGGAATGAAAGTTATCAAACATGGTGGAATCTTATCATACATTTTTTATAAAAAAATAAAAAGTTTGCGCAAACCCTTCGGCAGCGTGACCGGTCGGTCGCCGGCCCTACCCCCCCCTCAAAAATGCCCGCAGGCCGGAAAGCCAGCAGGCCGCCGGCTAGCAAGCCGGTAGCAACCGGCCAGCAGCAACCGACCGACCGGCCGCAGCTTGCAGCAGGAAAGCCGGCGGCTGCGGCGGCATGACGTGGGCGTTTTTCCTAGGGCGTTTTATTGGCGGGTAATTGTAGGGAGCCGGCGGCCATTGTCACATTGTCAAATTGTCACCCGAAAATAATTAGCGCTTAGGCTCTTACTTATAAGTCAAATTGTCAAATAACAATATGACATATAAACTAGTTTAGGGATTTTTGGCGCCGGCATAGGGGCGGGCAAATCATGGGTCAAATTGCCATATTGTCATATCTGTTTTGGTCGCCACTATAGCAGCCTATATATCATAAATTTAATCTACTTAAATATACTTAATAAAATGACAATTTGACCTATAAATCTTCCCGCGCATTATGCCAATTGGCGCTATCAATTGTCATTTGGCCATTGTCATTTGACAATTCAAGACAATATTTTGACAATTTGACCCATATTTGTATAAATGCTACAAAATATGTAGCAATATTTTGCGAAGTGTGTATAATTGATACCAGCAGCACAAATTAATAAACTAATCTAATCTAAAGTAAAGGAAATTAAACCATGCCAACATATAACGATTACTTACAGTATGCCAAAACTAAGGGTTTTCAACCTTTAAGTGAACAGTCTTTTAGACTTCTCATAATTGCCAATTTCAACCCTATTAGCGGCGAATATTTAAGAGGCCAAAAATAATGAGCGTAAAACTATCTAAAACAAGTAAATTAGACGGGATCTTATCTTGGTCGCTGCAAGCGCGTGATACTTGCCCCGCATCAATAGAAAACGGCGAATTAGTAGACGCGTGCAAGGGTTGCTATGCCGTCAATGGCAATTATCGCTTTCCTAATGTAAAAGCCCCTAGGGAATTTAATCGCTTAGATTGGCAGCGCTTAGAATGGGCGGATGATATGGTAAACGCTTTAGAGTCTAGCCGTTATTTCCGCTGGTTCGATAGCGGCGATGTGTATGCGCTTGGCCTAGCCGAAAAGATTTTAGAAGTTATGAAGCGTACGCCATGGGTTAAACATTGGCTTCCGACTAGAATGCATAAATTCCCAAAATATAGGCTAGTCTTGGCGGCCATGAAGTCACTTGATAACGTAAGCGTTAGATTTTCTAGCGATAGCGTAACGGGTGAATACATCAAAAAATTGCACGGCTCCGTTATCATCCCAACGCCTAGCGACGTTACAAAAAATATGACGCTATGCCAAGCGTACGCCAACGACGGAAAGTGCAATGGCTGCCGCGCTTGCTATGATAAGTCTATTCCATTGATAGCATACCCCGCCCATGGTAAAACCATGAACCGAGTAATTATGTTAAAAAAGGCCGCATAAATGAAGACTTTTATCGATTATTTACTAGGTGGCCTTTTTATGGTAGTAATGGGCTTAGGGTTAGCGTTAATTTATATCTACAAAACAGGAGGGTTTTAATTATGTCAACAAACACAAAAACACTTATACAAGAGGTTTACTTTGATTTATGCGACGTTATCGCGGGTAATTCGTACGTTAGTTTAGGGTACGATAATAAAATTGATTTTTTACTAGCGCAACGGGATAAACTGGCCGCTATTGAAAACAATTTATATCCACACACTAAAGAGGAGGATTAATAATGTTAATTGAAATTACTAAAGAGCAGTTGAGCGCCTTGGAGATGCTGGGCGTCCTTGGCAGATATTACATTCAAAATATGGAGCCATCTGACTCATGTTACGAGTCTGATAACGAAATGGTAAAGGAAGGTCAAGCGGTTATTAAACACATTGAAAAACAATTTTTAAAGGCCTCCAAATGAACCGCCAATATATTAATGATCATTATCCCGATTTGACAGTATTAGATGGGTTTGACGATGCAATCATAGGCGTGGCCGAGCGTATAGACTTAGTGGCCATATGTTACGACTATGCCAAGATCATCGCCATATTAATGCAAGATATGACAGAAGAGGACGCCATAGAATACTTTGATTTTAATATTTTAGGCGCTTACGTGGGCGAACATACGCCCATATTTTTAACCACAGAAGGGGATTAAACCATGAAAAATATATACATCGTAATGATTAAAGAAGAACTTGAAAATTCTACAAATATTGAAAGTTGTAAAGCATTTGAAAGTAAAAAACAAGCGCGCGAATTTATGAAAACTTTAAAACCTTTGTTTGATGAGGGCGAAACAAGTTTTTATATTGAAATTTGCCCTTTCGAGTTTGAGGAGGTCAAATGTATATAGTCCATTACAAAATACAAGGCGAGGATTACTCAATTCGATTTAATGATAAAACAAGTGCGCAGCTATTCGCGGCGCGTTACAACGGGAAAATTTCAACATGAAAACACGATCAACAGAATTTTATAGCGACGCGTACGCGTACGCTGTAGGTTATCGCGACGGGCGTAATTATGCGCCCTGCGCGCTGCCTGATATATCCTTATTTATTGAACATCATCAAACCTTGTATGCCGACGGGTACCGGCAAGGCCAGCGCGATTATGAGCGTTACGATCACCACAACGCAACGCCAGGATATGCGCCAATTCAGAACGGACTAAACGGATGATATTTATTTTAATTGGCCTTGTATTGGCCGGCATTGTGGCGTATTGGCTAGATCTTTAGCTAACTACTTACCCGCCGCCCCTAGCTAACCCCTAGGGGCTTTTTTACGCCTAGGGCTTGCAGCTGCCGACCAGCTGCCGCCGGCGCCCGACGCCCACGCCACGCGCGGGAGCCATTTCATTTTAAATCTTGCAGGCAGACGCTCCCGTTTTTTACAGGCAAACGCTCTCATTTTTTGCAGGAAAACGCTCCCGTTTTTTGGTTCATTTGATATTGACTTTTTGAGGCATAGGCAAGTCCTCTACCGCACGCCTTAGCTCAGACTTACTCAACACGTGCGCTACTTCAGGTGCAGCATAGATATGCTTCTTACTCTTGAAGTCTGCGCTTGCAAGGCGTCCACAATCTATCCAGCCTGCTTCCTTCAATGCGTGTAACAAAGCCGCTTGCGGTACCTTCACGTTGCTAGGCGCTAATCCTGCTAAACGATCACAGAGCGCATGAAATGGTGAGCCAATCACGCCACGGGCAAACTCGCTAGTGCGACTCTTTAACATCTCAACTAAATAACTCTCGGCCATGCTCATACCATGCTCAACTAGATTAGCCTTAAATTCTGTCATCGCAGGCGCGGCGGCAGGGTTAAACTTAGTCACGTCACGGGCGTGTAGCCACGCAGCAATAGACTCAAACCCGCCATTGCGATACCACGCCCAAAGCGCCTGCGCTACTTTAGCATCCATCCTAGCTGCTGCTGACCATACGCAAAACCAACGTCTGTCTTGCGACGCTAACGAAATAGGCACGGGATCGTTTGAGAACGCTAGGACAAACACACGGTTGGCCATCTGGTACGGGTGTAAACCCTTACGGTTAATCGGCAACATCTCAGGCGGTGCGGCTATGATGGGCTTTAACTGATTGGCCAATTGCCTACGGGCAGACGCATCGGGTTCTTTTAACTCATTGATTAATAAAATTTCAGACTCTAATTGATAACCCCATTGACTATTGATTGAATTGTTATCCATGATGCCACGATTCTTTAGGTGGCTGCCACAGACTGCCCAAATGAACGGCGCCCACATGGTGTCCTTGCCACTACCCTCATCGCCACCATGCAACACGGCATGATTGATCTTAACTTGCGGGTGCTGCACCTTACAGGCCATGATATTTAATAGATGATCTAACTCGGCAGGCTCAGGCACCAGCTCACGACAATGATTTAGCCAGGGCGCTATTGTCGATTCGGACACGGCTACGCCTGACACGTCAGGTCTAGCGTCACGCCAACGGTTGCCGTACAGATCACCATCACGGGCGACAAGTACAGTCTCACCCGCAGCGTAGGTAATGCCAACTAATGCCTTAGCGCCCATCGTTTGTCTGTTCTGGTCAAAGCAGATAGACGCCTCAACCTTCGTGGTAGGTGCATGGATTGACATACATTTGATGTGACGGAACAGAGCGTTAAAAGTCTGTCTCGATACTTCGCGCCTGTCTTGCATATCAAAATAGGACTCATCGTCCTGCACGTAAGCGAACCTTTCATACCACTTGGACTTCTCGACCCTGCCAAGTTCTTTGCGTTCGACTTCGGCAATTTTTGCGTCAGCGTCATCGGTGAACATATCAGACGGGGTAATCTTGGCAAGCGCTACAGTCATCGCCTCAGCAATCAATTGGTCACGTAGGCCATGTGTAACTTTAGGGCCACCGTTAGCGGCAACCCAATCTAAGAATGTTTGACTGCCGAAATCGACACAATGCGAGTGCAGACAACAATAAGAACGATCTAGGGGTTTGTACCGACCTTCGGGGTTACCGTCGGTGTGTTCGGCGTTGTTAGGGCAAGTGACTGAAAGCCACCCTTCGCCGTTGATCTTGGAAAGAACCATGCCTTGATCATTAAGCCATGATAGCACATCATCGCCACCATTGTCGGCGAGTCTAATCGGTGCATAGTGATTCGTATCGGCAGGCGCAGGCGTTACACCTAACGCCGTGCAGATGTCGTCTAGCGTATAGTCACGCTCAGGATGAAACTCTACTAGCTTGGCTTCGAAGTTATCCCGCCCAGGCTTTAAGTTAATCGAGCCTGGCAGACGCACATTGCGGACTGCATTAGTAGCGCCTGCATCGGTGTAACCTGCCGCCGCAATGGCTTTGACCGCTGCCGTGAACTCACCCTTAGTTGGTTGCTCAGAGAAAGCGTAGCCGTACTGAAAATTATCAGGGCTAGTCTCAAGAATCCATGTCGGTGCAAGGGGCGGGGTCTTGGACTTCGTACCGATGTCATCTAACATCATAAATAGTACAAACTCGCAGTTAGCTGCGGACGCTGAGACGCGCCCATCCTCAAAACGGTCTATGATAAACGACGCCGTATTGATGTACCACGCCTCACCTTGCTTCATCTTCTGACTTGGCAAGTACGCAGGCCATGTGCATTTGATAGCACCGTCAGCGTGCAACTGTAACTCACCGTCCTTCAACTGTGGCTTTTGGCGCACAATCAAGGCAGTCTCGCCCTCTGGCGCTAAATTCGTGATAAACTCTAAAAAGTTGTACATTGTGTTTCCTTCCGTGAATTAATTACCCCTAGCCCAAAACTAGGGGTTTTTTTTTACTTACCATATCTAGTCATA